TCGCCGACATGTTCGGCATCCCGCTCGCGGTCGGCTACTACGAGGAGGGCGCGAGCGCGAAGTCCAAGCAGGTGCTCGAGGACGCGGTGCGCTCGATCGGCCAGGACGGATTCGCGATCCTCTCGGCGCTGACCGAGATCGTAATCAAGGAGACCGCGCGCGGCGGCGACAGCTCGACGGTCTACCCGCAGATCATCAAGCTCTGCGAGGAGCAGATCGCCAAGCTGTTCACCGGCGGCACGCTGAACACGGACGTCGCCGGCGTCGGCAGCTACAACGCGGCCTCGGTTCACGAGAGCCGGTCGTACACGATGAAATGCTACGACGCGGCCATGTTGCAGGAGACCTTCACGGCGTCGATCGGTCAGGCGTACAAGGTCTGGAACGGCTACGACCGCGCGGCGCCGCCGCGGCTCAAGATCAAGATCCGCCGCGATGCCCTGCAGTGGGCGCAGACCCTCGAGATCCTCGGACAGGCGGTCCCGCTCTCGAAGGCCCAGATCCAGGAGGACTTCAACCTCCGAGAGCCGAGTGGGCCGGACGACGAGGTCAAGTTCGAGGCGACGCCGGCCCCGAAGCCGGGTGACCCCGCGAAAGCGAAGGCCAAGCAATGAAGGAGCACAGCACCGTCCTGTCCGCCCTGCGGTCCGACTTCGAGATCGGGACGATCCTCGACGTCCAGGTCGACAACTTCTCCGGCCTGACCTCGCTGCCGGCGTCGGCGTTCGCGCTCGACAGCGGCGATGTCGACTCGAAGAAGAAGCGCGGCGAGCTGATCGAGGCGGTCCGGGCCGGCAAGCACATCGCCCTCGCCGTGACCGCGGTGACGTGGCGCCAGCGGCCGACGCCGAACCGCCGCGGCCTGCGGCTGGCGCCTGACAAGCTCGCCGACCGGGTCGGCTCCTGGAAGGGCAAGCCGTTCCTGGTGGATCACAACACCTACAAGGTGATGGAGGCGTCCAAGGGAACCATCCTATCCAGCAAGCTTATCGAGGAATCTCCACGGGTTCACTCCTTCGAGCAGACGCTCGAGGTGGTGAAGCCCGACGCCGTGATCGGCTTTCTGGACCGGACCCTCAACTCGTTCTCGATCTCGTGGTTCGCGCTGGGTTCCGTGATGTGCACGGTCCACGGGGTTGACGTCCTCTCACAGGACAGCTGCGGATGTTGGCCGCTCGAAACCGTGATGGTTGACGGCAAGCCGCAGATCGTCCAATACGAATTCACGGACTATGGCGGAAAGGAAACCTCAGGTGTGGTGGTCGGAGCGGTGCAGGACACCTCGGTCGAGGATGTTCGGGCCGTGCTGTCCGCCGAGCTGAGTCTCCATCCCCAACGACGACGACCCCCCAAGGAGAACAAGAGCATGGCGTTCAAGAACCTCGCGGCGGCCCTCGCGCTGGCCGCCCTGACCGAGTCCGACGAGGACCGGGCAGTCACCGCCGTGACGGCGCTCCGCGAGCGCGCCGCCGCCGCCGAGCTGGACGCCGGGCAGCAGCGCGCCGAGGTCACCCGGCTGACCGGCGAGCTGGCGATCCAGACCAAGCTCGCGGAGGCCGCGACCGCCTCTGTGATCGACAGTCTGATCGCAGACGCCTACGCGTCCGGCAAGCTCGCCCACGGCAAGGACGCCGATGGCAAGGACACGCCGGACCCGACGGAGGATCTGCTCCGCGGCTACGGCAAGGACGCCGGCCGCGACAAGCTGGCCGCCAAGCTCTCGGCCATGGCGGCGAAGATCCCGCTCGGCAAGACCCCGGTCGCCACCACCGTCAAGGAGCCCGAGCGCGCCCCGCTGGTCTCGGTTCCGACCGATGCCGAGCTGTCCGCCATGGCGCGCCGGATGGGCGTCCCGATCAACGACCTGCGCGCCCAGTACGGGCTCGCGCCGCTCGCAGCCGGAGGTACCGCGTGACCGCCACGACCGTCGACCGCAACACCAAGGAGAGCTGGAACGATGGCGTCGTCGCCCTCATCCCGCTCACCGCCTCGACCAAGATCCCCAAGGGCGTCATCGTCATGGTCGTGTCGGGCACCGGTACGGCGCTCAACGGCGCTGACACGGCCAGCGGTGTCGTGATGGGTATCTCCACTCAGCTCGTCGACACCGCGCTGGGGCACACGTCCTGTCCGGTCATGCGCGGCCGGTTCTGGTTTGCGAACGACGGGACGATCACCGCGGCCAAGGTGGGCCAGCAGGCGACCGTGCTCGACAACCAGACCGTGAGCCTCGCGGCCACGACCACCAACGACGTCATCGCCGGCCTGATCCTGCAGGTCGACTCGGTCGATGGCGTCCTGATAGACATGACCGGCAGCCTGATCGGAGCATCGTGATGATGGACGGCAACCTGATGCAAGGGATGGACGGGCCGCGCTGGAACGCGATGCAGACGATGTTCCGCCAGCCGCTCCTCGGCCACGGCGGCTCGGTCGCCGACCGGGACCTCTGGCGCTGGCCCTCGCGCATCCCGATCCCGCCCGAGCTGGCCGACACCACGGTCAACACCGGGATCCGGATCGGCGGCACGCAGCCGGACGAGCAGAAGGTCGAGATCGCCTACGTCGGGTTCAACACCCGGCTGGCGAACCGGCTCAAGACCTACGAGTCGTTCTTCCAGCGGCTCTCGACGGTCGTCGACTCGCCGAACCTGATCGACCGCTCGATCTGGCTCAACGCCCTGCCCGTCATGCAGATGTGGCTCGGTCCGAAGCGGATCAGCCAGATCTCGGCCGAGAACCTGCCGATCGTCACGCGTCCCCACGAGGTCTCGATCTCGATGGGCAAGGGCACGCTGATGAACGACATGCTGGGGCTCTACGCGCCCCATATCGACCGGCTCGCCGAGGCGTACCCGAACGCCCTCGACGATCTCGTGATCACGATGCTGTGCGCTGGCATCCAGGGCACCAGCCTCGGCGCCTGCTACGACGGGCAGAACCTGATCGACACCGATCACGTGTTCCGCTCGAACGACGCCGGCGTCGCTGCGTTCCAGTACTCGAACAAGGTCACCGGCGCGTTCACGGCCGCCGTCTATCAGTCGGCCGTGAACCTGTTCAAGACCCTCAAGAACGAGAACGGGATCCCGGTCAACGTGGGCAAGGGGCCGATGCTCCTGGTCCACGGCCCGGCAAACCGGATTCCTGTCCGCAACGTGCTGCGCCTCGACACCGCCAGCATCGGCGGGTTCGTGCTGCCGCAGAACCTCGACAAGGACACGGCGATCCCGGTCGAGGTGCCCTGGATCCAGGCGCGCACGACGCGCGTGCTCGGCACGAGCGTCACACTGACCGGCCTCGAGTGGTTCCTGATGCCGCAGGGTTCGACCGCCGTCATCCTGCAGCGCAAGAGCCTGTCCGGCCTGCTCTCCGTCGAGCAGGGCTACCAGAACTTCATGACCGGCATGAACTACTACGGCCTGGAGGCCGAGTTCGGGGCGGCGTACGGACTACCCCAGGAGATCGTGGGCGGCCCGGGGTCGTAATCCGAGGTCGGGTCGGAGCCCAGCTCGTGGTTCGGCGGACGGGCACCGCCACGGGTTCAAGGCCCGTTCGCAAGTCCCACGAGCGCCCCTCGCCAGGAAGGTTACAACCGCGGTTCGAGCCCCGGCTGGCGCCCTAGAAAAAAAAATCACGAGGTTCGCGCGTAGTTTCAGCGGTCCCTCGACATAGAAGCGAAGCACTAGAACCCCACGAAGGCCCGCATGAACAAGATCGAACTCGAGATCCCGACCCAGGAGGAGATGGCGGCCAAGATGGCCGCCGAGCTCGCCTCGAATGCCGAGGCCGAGAAGCGCCGCCTGGCAGCCGAGAATCGGCTGGCCTCGCGCTCCAAGCCGGAGCCGGGCGACCGCTTCTATGTCACCACGGCGATCCGGCCGGGCCGCTCGCGCGCCGGCTGCATGTTCACGCCGGACAAGCGGACCGAGGTCCGGGTGGCCGAGCCGGGCGACAAGCTCGGGGTATTCCAGGACGAATCGGGCAAAATCACGCACTACGTGGTGGACCAGCACGGGGCCGAGATGATCCTCGCGGACAACGCGCTCTCGCTCTCGATCGTGAGCGCCACGGAGGTGGATGTCGCCGACCTGCGCCGCCAGCTCGCGCTCAAGGACCAGGAACTCGAGCAGGCAAGGGCCGAGAACGCCCGCATTCTGCGCGAGGCGCGCCAGAGCGCCCCCGACCGGGGGGATGGCTCGCCGCAGCGCCTGATGGCCGCGCGCAAGGCCGGCAAGGCGAGCGACCCCGAGGGCTTCGGCGGCGGCAAGGACTGATCCGCCGTGGCGTACTGCACCGAGGCCGATGTCCAGACCGCCGTGGGCGGCGCGATCAAGCTCGCGCAGCTCTCGGATCAGGACAACGCGCTCTCGGGGGAGGTCAACCATACCGTCGTGACGGCGGCGATCGACGAGGCCACGGCCGAGATGGCCGGCTACATCGGCCACCGGATCTCGGTCAACGCGATCGCCGCGGCGGTTCCGCCGCTGCTCGTCAAGAAGGCGGCGTCCTGGGCGGCCCGCATCCTGCGCCGCAACGCGTACAACGGCCAGCCGCTTGTCGACGATCTCGACCGCGAGGAGATCGACCGCAAGTGGTTGATGCTCGTGGCCGAGGGCAGGGTCTCGCTCGGCGTCCAGCCCGAGATCCAGAACGCACCCGAGATCACTGATATGGCGGCGCCGCGGTCCTCGACGTTCACGATCAGCCGCGAGCGCATGAAGGGGTTCGCCTGATGGCCCTGATGGACGTCAAGGCGACGGTGTACCTGGGCGGTGTGCGCAGCCTGTTCTCGCGGCTCGCGCACATCGACACCCGCAAGGTGTTCACCAACCTCAAGGGCCCGGCAACGTTCGACCTACGCCACCACTGGCGCAAGGACGAGGCGCCGTGGGGGCACTGGCCGGGGCTCGCCGCCAGCACGCTCGAGCGGCGCACGCGCCCGCGCGGGCGCAGCAAGGACGGCAAGCGCCGGAGTTGGCCGAAGAAGCTTCTCGGCCGCTTTCCGACCGCGATCAAGCACATCGTGTCGAAGAAGTCGCTGGTGGTCGAGTCTCGCGTCAAGCGCTTCTCGATGATCCACCAGAAGGGCGGCACGGCAGGCCACGGCGCGCGCATCCCGAGCCGCCAGTACATGTGGATCTCGGACTTCCTGGCCGAGCAGGCCCGCAAGGCGTTCGAGAGAGCGCTGCGCGATGCCGCCTCGCGGGGGGCGTGATGGCCCACCAGTTCGCCACCGGCCAGACGAAGCCACAGCGCACGCGCCTCCAGCAGGGCGCGGTGACGCTGCTCTCGGGCCTGAAGCGGTCGGCCGGCGGCTACCTGGTCGAGGTCCTGCCGTATGCGTTCACCATGGACGGCACGACGACGTCCGACGACGTTGCGCAGTTCGTCACCACCATGAGCCGGGCGCCGAGCATCGCGGTCCACGTGGCCGACCGGGAAGATCGCCCAGTGACGATCGGCGGGTTCGCGTCCTGGGGGGAGATCGAGCTCCTCGTCTACTTCTCGAGCAACAACGCTCGCAACACGCAGATCGGCCGCATGGAGATCGACACCGCGGGCCTGGCGGACGATCACGCGGACCCGGGCCTCCATATCATGATGGAGCACGCGCGCGAGCTGATCATCGGCCAGCGCGCCGGCGCGCCGGGCGACGACATCAAGCAGGTCCGCCCGTTCCGCGAGCAGGAGGTCATCACCGCGCAGCCGATCACGATCTGGCTGCAGACCTACAAGGTCACGGTCCTGACCCAACTCGACGAGTTCCGCACGGTGACCCAGCTCCTTGGCTCGCTCCGGTTCCGCACCAGCCAGGACCTGACCGAGGTCCACCTGCCGGCGGCCAAGACCAAGTCGACCACGCTCGACATCAACGAGGACGACCTCGCACCATGAACGATCCCGAGTACATCACCGTGACCGCGCCGCCGGACAGGGTCACGCCCGTGCACAAGGACGACGGCCGCGAGCCCGGCGGCGGACAGCTCCGCGTGACCGCGGACGTCGTCGTCCGGATCCGCTTCCGCGGGTCTCACACCGTGCGGCGCTCGCTCAACCGCGGGGACCTCATCCCCTGCGACATGAATGGCGCGCAGGTCGCGAGCGCGCAGCTCGCGGCGGCGCCCGATGAACTGCCGGGCGGGAAGATCACGCGGCGCGCGGCGCCGCTGGCGACGAAGTCCGACCTCGACGCTGTGGTCGATCTGATGAGCAAGGAGCAGACCTGATGTCGATCGTGACCGGAGTCCCGAACAGCCTGCTGCGCCCGCAGACGTTCCACACGTTCCTCGCCTCGCACGTGGCCGGCAAGCTGACCAGCGTGCCGCTCGCGATCGCGCTGATCGGCGCCAAGACCACGTCCGGCGCCACGGCCACCGCGGGCACCGTGTACGACATGACGGGCCTGACCGCGGCGGACGGCGATGCGCTGTTCGGCCAGTCGAGCGAACTCGCGCTCATGCATCGCGAGAGCATCCTCTGCGCGAACACGTTCCAGGCGGGCCCGCGCGTGTTCTGCGTCCCGGTCGCCGAGTCGGCCGGCGTCGCCAACGTCCAGACCATCACGCAGGTCGGGACGGCGAGCGCCGACGGGAACATCATCGTGACCGTTGCAGGGCGGCGGTTCAGTGTGGGTGTGCGATCCGGCGACGCCCAGAATACCATCACGACCGCGATCGCGAACGAGCTCAAGAAGCGCGCCGCCGAGCTTCCGGTGATCATCACGTCGGCCACCAACGTCGTAACCGCTACCCACGCAACGAAGGGCGTGAACGGCATCGACGTCAAGATCACGGTCGACCAGCAGGTCACCGGCTGTGTGTGCACAGTGGCGACCGGGACGGCCGGGACCGGCGCGACCGACCACCAG